TATCTATACCTAAATGTTCAGAATTTACTTTAATAGAATAATACTTATCAATGTAACTGTGGCCACCTGGAAGCACCACAGAACCATCTTTTAAATTCATCCCTCTTGCAAGAGATTCTATTTGATTTTGTAATATTGATTGTGATGTAGTAAGTTCTCTAGCCTGAATTGGAAACCCTGGTCTAAATAAGACTTTATAAAAATTCTTATCCTTATCAAAATCATCATAATAAGGTCCTACATTTAGATTCGTCTTCTGTGGCATTTTTAAAATTCCAGAATAATTTTAACGTCTTCTTTTTGTCTAGAGTTCCTTAATATTTCGGGTCTATTATCAAGATAGATAATTTCACCTGACTTTTTATTTATCTCTGGATTTGCAAGACCATTTGTAAATGCTGAATCTAATGATATAATTTTATTACCAGTTGGATTTGTAGTGATTCCTGTAAAACCAGTATCTACAGATCCACTAAATCCTCCAGTGTCAAGCACGGCATTTGAAGATGAGGCAAAGTTTAATACGAGTGCTCCCGTTGAAACATCATTATAATCTACAGTATCATAAGTAGTTGGATTTAAAAATATTGATCTATCTTGAAAATATTTTAAAACCCTAGTTTCGGTGTCATAGGATGCTGTATATGCCTTTGCAGTTCCACCAGTTACCACTTGACTAACTATATTTCCTATTGTAGGAGTGCCTGTAACTGTTGAAAATTTTATAGATCCCAGTGAAGAAAATTGATTTTCTGTAAATAAAGTTGTTGAATTATATTGTGATGGGTTTTTAATAATTCCAATCTGAGCAAATTTGGTGTCTACAGGAAAATCTTTACTAGAGTCATCAAAACGAGCATAAACTAATACTCTATCTGCTCCAAGTTCAGTGTATATGTCATATCCATGACCTTTTGAGGGAGGAATAATCGGAACTAAATTTGCTTTGATTGAAGCACTGCCACTAATTGTTCCGAGATCTACGATACCGTAAGTATATCCTTTTCCACCAGAAGAGACTACTGCGTTTGTTATTTTTCCATTACTATCTACATCAATAACGACTTTTGCTCCAGTTCCATCTCCAACTATATTAAATTCTTGTCCAAGACCAGATTTATATCCAGAACCAGCATTTCTAATATAAACTTGTTTTAATTGATTTTCATTAGTGTCAGAGTTTCCATTATCTCTAACTGCTTTTATTTGAGCATTGGTTGAAGTGTTCCAATTATTAGGTAGAGCAATATAATCAGTTGAATCAAATTTTATAATATCGCTCGGAGAAATAGTAAATAGGTATTTCCATAGATATCCATCTCCACTTGTACCAGCTTTAGAAGGTTCTAAATCAGTAAAAGTTGGTTCATCTAGAGAAGCATTTCCAGTTGGTAAATCACCTGTTGAACCATTGTATATACAAACATAAACTTTATATTCACTATTCATTACATAATAATTGGACTCATATAATCTAGGAGACTGCGTTGTAGGAGACAAATTAGTTAAACTATAATCATGCCTGTACATTTCATATTTTGTTCCTCGTTCCCAATTTATTTTTCTTATTAATCTTTTAGTATTTGCTGGAACAACTCTTCTACCAAAACACATCCCATCTTTAACAAAATCCATGTAGCTCTTGTTATCTACAGGATTTGGTGTATTGGTATCCCAATTTGCTGCTCTACCAAATCCAGCAGCTGCTGAGTTAGGTAAACCTAGAAAAACATAATAAGAATTATTTGTTGTATCATTAACTGAGTCAACAAAATTACCAGCATTCAATATTCTAAACTGATCGGTTACAATTGCCGCCATATTAATAGCTTTTTTCTATATTTATACTACACAAGATCTTTTTTGAGGGCTCCACTGTCTCTGAGACCGTATCCCCTTCTTTGAATAGTTGGGAATGTTGTTAGACCTGCATCAATCCTCAGTCCAGTTACTCCAATAGAAATTGGTGATGATGCTCTGGTGAATCCAGAAAGTCTTCCCCAAGAGAATTTTCCTAATGGATTTACTGCGCTTCCAGTTGTTGCAATTCCTACTGTTGATGTGGTTGAAAGAATATTAGAATCAATTTGAGCATTGGCGCCATTATGTGTAATTGCATTTACAATATAAACATTATCTAAGAATGTTGTTCCAATACCAACTATTGAAGTATTTGAAGAATTAATGGATGTAACTCCAGAACCAACTCCAGTATCATAAATGTAAATTGGATATTCAGTTGAAAGTCCAGCAAAAGGAGCTTCTCCTGTCACTGAAGTATTCACAAAGAATCTCAATGCTAATGGATTTGAACCAGTTCCTGTGGTTGTTGTAATTCCAGTAATAATTCCAGCAAATCCTTGAACTGTGGTAATATCAGAAATATTTTCATATACTATATTTTGTATTGGTGCAAGAACATTTGGTATTATTGAGATTGTGTAACCAAAACCAGGATTTGTTATTGAAGTAGAAGTAATTGTTCCACCAGCACCAATTGTTGCTGTTGCTGTTGCTGTTGTACCTATACCAACACCAATAACTTTTGGAGGAGCTATGGATAAAGTGATTGTTGAACCACTATATCCAGAACCACCATTATTGATTGTTAATGTACTGATAGTTCCAGCAGCAGAAACTGTTGCAGTAAAAGATGCTGCTACTGGATCACTATTAATTGCAACAAGAGTATTGACACCAACAATTATTGCATCAAAGTTTACTATATCAATATTAGTTTCGGCATCATTTTCTTCATAATTGAAGAATTGGGCATCATCTACAAAAATTTCAGTATCTAAAGTAGATAGATTTCCAATTACTTTCGCAGTTGGATAAACTAAACTTTCAATAGAATCTCTTGACTTATAAATGTAGTCATTTGCAATAATTTTATCTACTTTTTGTTTAGTCCAATTAATTGGTTTATAATTGACTGAATCAATTCCAAGACCTGTGTAAGTATCTGTTTCAACTTTATTTGAAGAAAGTATATTTACTACTGTTCTATTTTTTTGTTCTATAGTTCCAATAATAGAATCGTTCTTATTAAGTTTTAAAGTGTCTCCAGATTTTACAGTTTCAATAACATTTACCTGCCTACTATCCTCATTTCTTGTTCCTCTGTAGAAGAATATATCTACTTTATCATTGATAGTTGGAGCTGTTGTGAATATAAAAGAAGATCCTCCTTCAAATTCATAATTTGCACCTGGATTTTGAATTACTCCATTTACAAAAATTAAGAGCAAGGTATTAAGATCAATTTCTGCAGACTCTGCATTATTCTTATCTACCTCAAAACTTAACAAACTTCCATTATATGATAGTGGGAATCTAGTTTTGGACCCATTTTGAAGGTCTTTTATTGAATCAATGTAATCAAGTTCTCCAAACTGCCAGGCAGAGAATGAATCGGTGAAAATTTCTAAAACTTCAAAAGTACAGTCTATGAGTGGAGATGAAAGATTCTTATCAGTTACTAATCCAACTGGTTTAAATATATCACCTTTTTTAAATCCATAACCAGGTCTAGAAATTTTAAATGATTTTACTTCAAACAATGTAGAACCAATTCCTGTAGTAGAACTTGCTCCAACTTCAAGATTAAGTAGTAATCCAGCACCTGTGGTTGTAGTTGTTCCAATTCCAAGTCTAGAAACTCCAATCACTGAAAGATTTTCATAATTTGGTTCCGAAACAAAGATTTTTGGATTAACGTATCCAGTTCCACCATTTACAATGTTGAATGATAAAGTCCCTCCAGCACCAACTGTTGCTGTTATGGTAGCTCCAATCCCAGTTGTATCTGTGACTCCTATCGATATTGTTCCCCCTCTATATCCAGATCCAGATATATCTGTTGTCCCAATACCCACAGCAGTAATACTTCCACCAGCACCAATAACCGCTGTTACAGATGCTCCTACAAGAGGAGCAAATCCCAATCCAGGTGTAGATGCAAGAGAAACAATAACTCCTCCTCTTGGTAATTGATTTTGATTTACATCATATGGAGAAATATAAACATTATTTCCAATTGCCGTTGTTGTTATTCCTGTAAATACCACACTGGATATTCCAGAATTTTGAATAAATCTATAATTGTTGTTAGCATTATTAACTGTTGTTGGTGTTTGGAATACATTATTGATAAACAATAAACCACTACCAGTTTCAATTCCAGTGATATTTGAATCTTGAACAGAAAGTTTATAAGTTTGTCCTACACCTGTAAAATTATTTGAAATATTGTCATATATTAAATTCTTAGTGTAGTCTTTACGCAAATAAACTCGTCCACCAAAAGTTGATTTTACATATGGAATATTGGAATTATCAACTTCCTCATTTGAATTTCCTTTTGGAGCTTCGGTGAAGTAAATTCTATTATTAACAATATTAAATGAACCAATGTATACTCTGACTTCAGTTCCATCGGTGTGGGTGGTTGCTGAAGTCCCAACAAAACCTCTCTTAGATTGAACAAGATTAAATGTACCGATTCCTGTGATTGGTCCTGTTGAAGTTGTTCCCAGTCCTATGGAAGCGACTTCAATAAACTCATTATCTATTTTCAATATATTTTTTGGTACTATTGAAGAAATACCAGATATTGCAAAGTGTGTTGAAGATGCACCAATCTGTCCATTATTGTTTATCAGAGTATAATTTATTGGTGTGTATGATATTGGACTTTGAACTACTCCATCGATAACAATAACTGATTTTTCAAGTTTTTTACGCATTTCAAGTTGATGTGCATTTCCACTTCCAGTATTAGTAAATGTAAATGCTGCCCCAACAACATCGCCAGTTCCTTTAGAACCAGAAAGTTTAAATGTATTACCATCAATTTTAATTGCATAGACAGTTTCTGGTAGGATGTTTGTAGAAATTCCAGTTGTATATGTTTTTCTTATAGAATTACCTGTAGATGTATTTGAAATTGTAATAGCAGTATTTACATTTGTTGTATAGAAAACTCCATTTGTAGTTGAAGCTGCAGATATTGATGCTGTAATAGAATTGATTCCAATATTTGTTATAGTTCCTATACCGGTTCCATTTCCAGAGAAAATTCCTGCATTAATTGTAAATAATGTGGTATTTCCAATTCCAGTTATGACAGTCGAACCACCAGCACCTACATTTCCGATAAAGTAAGTATAGTTGGTTCCTATTCCGGTAACAGTTGTTCCAACAGATATTGAAGGTCCTATTATGGTTTGATTTATTGCAATACCTGTCGATGTACTTATTCCAGTTATTGTTGTAAATCCAACAATAAAATCTCCTAAAAATACTGCTCCACCAACTACAGTGCTGCCTATTCCAACAGAAGTTGCAGATACACCAGAGAATGTAGATCCTGGAGTGTATATTAATTCTTCATTGTTTTGGAAGAAGTGATTTGCTATAGTAAAAGTTCCTGTTTGTGGATTTAGAATTGCAGTGTCTGAAGGATTAAAAGTTTTTTCAAAAATAGGAACACCTTCGTGAGTTAAGTTAAAATCAGTAACATCACTTCTGTTTCCATTGACCCCATTAAATTGCGAAAGATTTAATTGTTCTCTGAAAGTTCCATATGTTAAAGACTGTGGTGCATTAAGATTATCACTTTCGGTTTGAATGATTTCATTATAAGTCTGAATTAAAATACTGGTTGAAATGCCAGAATCTGGATAAAACTTCAGGTCAAAATTAGAACCAACTAGTTCTGATGAGAAAGTTCCTATTCCAGTAGTGTTTTGACCTGAAAGGAATGGATATTGAACACTATAAGCATCTGTTCCATCGTGTATTGACAGAATTTGATGTAATGCAGATGTATTCCCGTAACTAACTCTTGCAATTGTTTTAATTGTAGTAACATCATTCAGAGAAACACTAACTAAAGTTGATATACCAGAAGAAATTTGATAGTTACTTTGTAGTTTTGCAGTTTTTTCAGTTCCTGCTGGTTGTCCAGAAGCAGTGAATGTATAAGTGCTGACTCCAACAGATGTTGTTCCAAATCCAACAACTTTAGTTCTAACTAAAACTGAGTTTCCTTCAGTGCTATTTGTAAAATCTAAAGATAAAATTCCAGAACTTATATTTGCACTAAAGGATCCTATGAATCCCCCAGTCGAAAATCCTATTGTTGATGTATTATCGACATAATATTGTGAAATATTTGTATCTGCACCATCATGATCGACATATAATTCAAAATAATTTCTTTTCTCAGTAGTGGTGTTTATAACTTCAGCGTTAACAAACAATGACTTAATTGTCCCAATTCCGGAAGAAACAATCGTGCTTGTAGAAGCAACTCCAACAATATTATTGGAACCTGTCAAATTAATAAATCCTATTGTTTGAGTTCCTACACCTGCTAAAGATCCATTAAAATTATTTTTTAAAACTTTAATATCATAATCTGAATTATAAGGATCTGAAGGATTAAATCTAAGAGATAGTGACCCACTATCAGTTACATTCGCAGAGACATCTCCCAAATTAGAATTATATAATGATGCTTTTTCAATTGTAATAATATCATCAGTGCTCGATGGTAATGTTATTACCTCAGTCACCTGTCTTTGAGTATTATATGGATTGACAATTTGAACTAAAAATCTATTGTAACCATCATTTAGATTATAATTAAGTAAATCTACATAGTCATCTACATCTTGATTTGTATTATTAAATTGACCACTAATATCATCAACTGTTAGAACTCTATTTGATATACATTTAATATAGTTGGTTAGTTTTTTATTTTTGAGTTCAATAAATTTTGATTTATTTGTTAAGGTGTCAACTTCAATTCCAAAATCAAAATTATTGATGGTGTCAACTCTAATTTCGCTAATTAAATCAACTAAGGATTCTGTGCTAGATTCATTTGTTGCTCCAAGTCCCACTCTCTTTGTTTCAATAATTTCAGTATCTGCAAAATTCTTAAGACCAGTAGTGTGTAAAAGACTATTGACTGGTTCTTTTAAATCTTCAAATTCTATAGGACTTTTTACTGTATAAGAAAGATTTTGATAATAATCATTA